CTGGTGCTGGAGAGATTAAAAATCTTGGCGATTTATGTTATGAGGTATTAGAGCCTGTAAGAATAAAGTTTGATAAGCCTGTTACTATTACTTCTGGCTATAGATCAGAAGAATTATGTGTTGCAATAGGTAGTAAAAAAACTTCACAACACACTACAGGAAATGCTTGTGATTTTGAAATAGCTGGAGTGTCTAATCTTGAAGTAGCATTATGGATTCAAAACAATGTAGATTTTGACCAACTAATTTTAGAATATTACACAGGAGAACAAAATAGTGGTTGGATTCATGTTTCATACAAAGATGGCTCAAACAGAAAACAAGTATTAACATTTGATGGAAAATCGTATAGCAATGGATTACCTGATGCTAAATGGTCAGGTGGAAAAATAACTAACTAATAGGAGTTTATTATGCCAAGAGGAATAGGTACATACGGTAGCCGTAGAGGTAGACCACCAAAAAAGAAATCTAAAATGATGAAAAAAAAGAAGAAAAAATAATGCCTACGAAGAAACCTATATATGCCAGACCTAGACCAAAGAAACTAGGTAAACCTAAATCTTTTAATAAGAAAAGTCGTGCATATAAATCAGCTAAAAGGCAGGCTGATAAAAAGTTTGGTAAAAAGGTTTCTTTGTAAAAAAACATATTTATTGCAAGAGCAATTAAAAAATACAAACCAAGAAAAAAATAATGGCAATTACTACCTCAACTATGTTAAAAGAGTTATATCGTAAAAGATTTGTTAAAGGTAAATACAAAGTAAGAAAGAAAAAGAAGAAAAAGAAATGATTAGAAATTATACTAAAATAGACCCAGATAATTCAAGCTACACAGGAACTGTAGAAAATTCTTCTGTTCAATCAACTGCTATAGAAACAGGAAGTGGTTTAGTTAGAATAGCAACTACCACTCATGCACATATTAAATTTGGAACTAATCCAACTGCAACAGAATCTGACCCTTTAATGCCAACTAACCATGTAGAAGTTTTTTCTTTTAAATCTGGCGACAAAGTAGCTTTTATTGGACATGGTGCTGGTGCTGGCGAAATATCAATAACACCTGTAGACTAATGGCTAAGACACCTAAAACAACAGGAGAACATATTGTTGCTTTATATGGTCACATAACAGGTTTAAAAAAAACAATTCATACAATCCAAACTAATCATCTTAAACACATGCACGATGATATTGAAAAGATAGATAATAAGATTGATAAAAAATTTGATAACATGACAAATTGGATTATGTATGGAGTTGGTGCAATAGCAATTTTATTCATAGCACAAGTCCTTTACTTTTTATCTAAATAATTGTACAAGCTTTACTTGTATGGCTAATAATCGCATTCTCGTAATTTCTGATATGCATATACCTTATCATCATAAGGATAGTATAAATTTTTTAAAAGAAATTAAAAAAGAATTTAAGCCAAATAGAATTGTGAACATAGGCGATAGTTTAGATTTTCATGCGATCAGTATGCACGAACATAACCCAGATTTATTTAGCGCAGGACATGAATTAAAAGAAGCAAGAAAATATATTAAAGAATTAGAATCAATATTTCCAGAAGTAACTGAAGTTGATTCAAACCATAGTAGTTTAGTTTATCGTAGAGCATTAAAGTTTGGAATGAGCAAAGAATTTTTAAAAGATTATGGAGATTTTTTAGGTACAAAAAAATGGAAATGGGTAGACGATTTAACACTTACAATGTCTAATGGACAACGTTGTTTTTTCACGCATGGTCGTAGTGCTGATGTATTAAAAACTTCACAGGCTATGTCAATGAGTTGTGTTCAAGGACATTATCATACAAAGTTTGTAATATCTTGGTGGGCTAATCCTGATAACTTGTTTTTTGGCATGAATGTGGGTTGTCTTATAGACCAGAAAAATATGGCGTTTGCCTATGCCAAGAATTTTAAGACAAGATTTATTTTAGGTTGTGGGATTATTTTAAATGGTGTACCTAGATTATTACCAATGGTATTAAACAAACAAGGAAATTGGATAGGAAAGATAGTATGACCTCAAATAAGCTAAAAAATACCCTTTTAAAGAGCCATAGAGCCACGCAGAACGACAATTCAGCATTTTCTGAACAAGTACAAGGCACACACTATAAATCGCTTAAAATTCAGCCTTTGGAGTATTCGATGGCTAATGAATTTAATGCTTGTCAAACTCATGTTGTAAAATACATTTCAAGATACAATAAAAAATGGAAAGACAAGAAAGATCAGATTAAAGATTTAGAAAAAGCAAAGCATGTAATTGATATGCAAATAGAATTAATCAAAAAGGATTAATATGTGGTTGAATTTATTATCGCTAGGTGTAAAGACTGCTGGTAAGATTTACAAAAATAAACAAATTACCAAACAGTTAATGTCAGATGCTCAAATGCGTCATGCTGAGCAAATGGCGAAAGGCGAAATTGAGTATAAAGCAAAGATTATTGAAAGTAATGACAATGGGTACAAAGACGAATTTGTACTTATTCTCGTATCTATTCCTATTCTTTTATTGGGTTGGTCTGTGTTCTCTGACGATCCTGAAATTCGTAATAAGCTAGATACATTCTTCGAATACTTTTCAAATTTACCTTATTGGTATCAAGCTATTTTTATTGGAGTAGTTTCTGCAATCTATGGATTAAAGGGTGCTGACATCATGCGTAAAAAATAGTATGATGTTGAATGGACAAGATTAAAGTAGACGCAGTTATTACAAGTTTAGAATTACAACTTGAGGCACAAAATAATCCTTACGGCTCGTATGTTTGCTTTCGCTTTGTAGATACCTTTCCAACTTTTCCAAAAGTAAATGAAATGATTGCTGAAATTAAAAAAAGGGAAGATGTAGATTTAATTGACTATGAATATAGCTATACAGGAATACACGAAGATACTGATATATCAAATTTAGAAATTACTAGAAACTAATGGGGGATTGCTCCCCCACTAATATTATTTTGTAAGCTTTTCTATTGCTAGATTATTAATTGACTGTTGCTTTAAATGATCACAATAAGAGTGTCCATTCTTAGCCTCAACTTTAGAAAAAAGATATAGTTTCTTTTTATCAGAAAGTTCTTTTTTAACTTTCATATACCTTTCATCATTAGTTGCTTTAACTTTAGCAAGAGATACAGAAATAGAATCATTTGTCATTTTTTCGTTAACAACAAAATCAAAAACCTCGTTAGCTTGATCTTTAACTTCATCATATGCAATTTCAGCTTTTACTAATCGCTTATCTAAAGCATCAACGTAAGCTAAAATTCTATGAGGGTCAAAAGTCTGAGGTCTTATTTCTATATACTTAGGCTCACTCATTAACCCAGTTCTTGTTCGTACTGTTCTGGGTTAAAATCAGTAGCACTTTCTTTAGCCCAGTCAATTTCTTCTCTTGGACTATTAGGCAACCTATCATCTGATAATTGATAGCCTTGCTTAGCCTGTTGATAGTTTTGCTGAGGTTGGTTATTAGCATATCCACTTTGATTAAATGGCTTTACCATATAACAAGTTACGGCTAACTCCATACCATTTGAGTATTGGCTAGCTTTACCTTGCTGAACCTTACTACCCCATTTCAAAACATATCCAGCTTGCACATATCTTTGTACTTCTGGAGAGGCAATCCACTGATTAATTTCAGTAAGATCATACAGTTTCTTTGTTAAACTGCATTGAAATTTAGCCTTTGTTGATGATGCTTGGTATTCAAAAGCTGGAGCTTGCTTTCCAGTTGAATACATTTTTAAATTAAGCCCACAAAATGGTAGGCTTTGTTTTTGTATTGACATGTTTATCCTTATTGTTGTTTCATGTTTTTATTTTTGTTTATGCAATTCTTTAGCAATGCAAATATGCATAGCACCTAGAAAGGCATTAAACATTTGTTTATTTAAAGGAAGTTCTTTTACCTCAATCTTTCCATCTTTTTTAGGTAGTCTAATAATTAGACCTTTGGAAATTTTAAGTTTTGTTTCTTCCTCATACGCATTCTTATATGCATTTAACTGTAAAGTATAGTCAAATGATATATGATTACTTGTCTTAATATCAGCAAGAATTAAATTGCCTTGCTTATCTTTTAAAACAAGATCAAGAGTACCTGCGTAATTGTATTTTTTAGAGTAAATTTTTTTCTCTAATTCTACAACTTCATACTCTTGTGTATTCCACCAATTTAAGAATAGATTAAAACAGTTTTTAACCTTTTCATCAGACTGGTTTGGAATTTTTTTACCTTTTAGAAAGTCTTCAATTAAGCCATGAACAACTGTTCCAACAAGTCCAGCATCTTTTTTAATTTCTTCTGTCTTGTTTTTGGCTTGATCAATTATTCTTTCAAGCATAACCCTATCAATCATTTCTCCACTATCTAGCTTATGATTAATAAGAGCCTTGATTTCTCTAATAGGTGTAGCAACTAGCCAACCTGTTAGTTCGGGTTTAGGAATACCATTGCCACATATTCCTGTTACACTTTCTACTTTATTACCCTCATGATAATAAATGTGCTTATCTTCGTCAAAGTCTAAAGTAAGACCATTTTTTAATTGATGTTTAATGTACATCACACCTCCTAGTTAAGACGTTCTATTAATTGCGTAACATCGTACTTGTAATACTTACACAATGAAAACAATTTAGCAACATCAGTTTTAATACCTTTCTCAAATTTATAAAGTTCATAAATAGAGTTAAAGTATATTTTATTGTCCTCTACTACTGCCTCTGCAGTAATGTCTTTCTCAAGTCTAATATTCTTAAACTTAAGTCCTATTATTTGATTAAAAAGTTTGGCATTAGGTTTTTTCTTAAAATCTTCTACCATACCTTTAATCATATACCCTGATTTAACTATCTTATTCATTCTTCCTCCTAGTTTAAAACAGAATGTCCACGATTATTAAGGCACTTTTTATATATCTTTGGATAACTATAATCCATCTTAGGTGCTAACCAAAGAACACCTGGACGAATATAATAGTTCCAAACATACTTAGAACCCTCAACTATTTCATTTGTATTTTCTTTAGCTAAAGTTTTACAATGTTGTAAATCATTAGTTAATTCAACAGCTTTGGATTCATTAAAAGTACCACTACGACCTGCCGTATCGACAACAGGATTAAACGCACAACCTTGTACGAATATAATTAAGCATAGCCATCTTAACATATTTCTCCTTTTCTATTTTTAACAGTTTTTTATATTGTCTGTAAGATAAAGCCTCTGTAATTTTTGGCATTATCTCGAACACCTCTACGAAGTATGGATTCATTTCGCCAAAATCCCAATGTCTTTTTCTTGTGATTCTGGTAATGAAATCTATTCTTCTATTTTTTATCGCTTGTGTCTGGTCTATCTTGTTGATTGCCATTTTTTGCTACCTCCATATCTAGTTCTACGATTTTAGCTTCAGTCTTATTTATTTTTTCGTTTAAGATATTTCTTAATTCATAAAGAGTGAACAACCTTTCAGTTAATTTTGCTCTTTTAGTAATATCTCTAAACTCATTTATTAAATCAACCATATCGTTACTCCTATTGTTAAGATTGATATTGTTGTAATTGTAAATGCCTTTACATACCTACGATGTATAGGCTTTCCACATATTATCATTTGACACCTACCTTGTTAAAGTAATCATTCCAGAACTTATCATCGTCTTCATCTCTAGTTTTATTTGTATGATCTTTAACTTCTTTTGAAATTAAACCACAATTATAAAAGTCATTGAGCATATCTTCAAAAGGATAATGAGTAAGTCCGTCTTCTTTAGCCACGTTCCAACGCACTAAATTGTTTTCTATAAAAACATCATTAAAATTATCTTTAACTTCTTGAATGGTTTTACAGTTACTTTCTAGTTTTATAGTCATATTACCTTTCTTGGTGGGGAGTTGCACCCCACCGATTTATTGATTTATATTGCAACTCTCATAGGGTTATTTGAAAATACAATCAAGCCACCTAGTTCTTGAAAGAATCTAGCTCTGGCATCTGATCTGTTTTCATCATTACCCATATTTGTAATTGCATTTGCAAGATCATACTTTGTTGTAGTAAAAGTATCTCCAACATAGTGATTTAGTCTTTCGAAGATTTGTGCTCTTTCTTCTTGTGACACACCATGTCTTTTAGCAATCTTTACAATTTGATGAGAGTTGATTTGTTCTTTGGTAGATTTGTATAATCCATCAAAGCTTTCATCCCATACATCTTTACTAGCAATAAGATCAATTTGTTTTTGCATCTTATCGATAATTGTAATGTACTGCTCATCTTTAGTTGTATCGATTACAATTTTACCAACGTGTCTTGAATAAAATCTATTCAAGTATCTTGGTGCAACCATACCATTCGTACAAACTAATCTGTAAATGAATGGTTGAATGACCAAGCTACCACTACCGATTTCACTATTGGTAATTGTAACACCACTTTGTACTACGTCACCTTTTTTAATCTCGCCTTCCATCTTAGGATTAACAGCAGTAACGTTAAGTGTATCTCTATCGTAATTGACATACTTAATGTTCATACCTAAATCCATAAGTTTGTTAAGGGTATGATTTGCAACAACATCGTTATCAATTCTTTTGTAACGATTTGAACAAAGTGCTCTTGCCTCTTTAACAGTTTCATATGGAGAACCATCTGGCTCAACTTCATATGTTCTAAGCATTAACTCTTTATCTTCACTTTTATTAATCCAAAAGTTAAGATTGTGAGCAACAAGTTGTTGTGAAACAGGTAAACACTTTCTTAAATATTGTGTACCGATTCCTAACTTGCCACATAACTGATTTAAAGAGTGGTCAGTTAAACTGAACTTTCCTCTAGTTAAATGACTAACTTCCATATCAGGATAGTTATAAACATTGTTTTCAGTTATGTTTATGCTTTTCAAATCAACAAGATAATCTGCCTTGTGTTTTGTATCTTCATTAATTTGAGTAAGCATTTGTGTTACGTCTTGTCCTTTTTTCATAAGGCTCCTTTTAGTTATAAAAAGATGCGACTGGCATCATCAGTAGCTATCCATCACGATAACTAGACAAATTGAATTTGTTTCGCCATTACTTGACTACAAAGTAGGAATTACCCAACACTTTGTGAGGACTTCAGTTGATTAAAGAACTTTTCTTGCTATTGCCAGAATGGGTTTGGAAGCCATTTTTATCGAACAAGAACTCTAGGGTTAAACTTAGAATTACCGCCAACTGCTCTGAAATCGAATTTTATGGTTTTAAGACGAGTTCCGATTTTTACATAGTCTATACAAGAACTATGCCAAAATATAAAAAAAAAGCAAAAATAAAAGTGACATTAAAAAACAGGTGTTTTAGCTAAAAACATTAAAAAAAGGTAAATTTTAACGAATCAAATTAATTAAAATTATTTATATTTACATCAATGGTCAAATCGGGTAAAAATTTTAGTGAGTATTTTGTCTTTTCATCATGCTCCCTTTCTAGTTATAAATGGGGTAAGTTTTACCGATTTCTTACCCCACAACTCACAGGAATAAAATGAACGTTAGATATAAAATAGCTTCAATGCTTGTGGCAGTTCGTTATGATAAAAAACAAACTCAGATGAAAGTTGCCAAAAAGTTAAACGTAACACATCAACAAATACAAAAATATGAAAAAGGTATCAATGGACTTTCAGCTGAAAAGTTAATTGAATTTTGTATGGCTTATGATGTTCCAATAAATATTTTTCAATATGGAGATGCCTATCAAATTTTAGATGCTTCAGATATTTCAATATTGAAAAAAGAAAAGGCAATGTTTTTAATAGATAAACTAGAGGAGAAAGCAAATGATAAAAGTGGAAGTAAAAAAAGTCTGGCTGGGGAAAGTATCAGTTCGGGAACACATATATAAAAAAGCATTAAGAAAAAAAGAATCGTTAGGAATTGTACATGGTTCAGAGTACATGTTTATTCCTTACGAAAAATTAAAAACTGCAAAAAGCTATACTGATCAAACTTTTAAAAGTAAATATGATGGGAAAGAATATAGACTTGTAGATTTTGATTGGAAACCTTATAAAGAAGAAAAAACAAACCAAAGGAGTTTATTATGAGTGGAGAAGATTTTTTAGATATTCCTAAAACTGACGAAACTCAACAATCTACACCTGAAGAACAATATTTTAGTAGGTCAAAAAATACTTGGTTGTATGTTTCTGATATGTCTGACATGCATGTTCGTAGGGCTTTTAAAAGATTATTGAGAATGATTAGATTAGGTCAGTTAATAGAACTATCTGATTATGACGGGAACAGCAGTAGTAGTTTTGTTAAAGATGAATTAGATTCAATCATACATCATTGTGAAAAAATCAAAAAAACTATTTCAGAATGAAGTAATTAGCTATCTTGAATTTAAACTTAACAAAGAATTAAATTATGAAGATACTTTTGGTAAAGATGATAAAATTAGAAAAGAATATGAACAATATGTAAAACGCATGACTGAACTTACTGATATTCATTTTGAAATTATTGATAAAAATAGAGCAAGAAGAAGAGAGCAAATGAAAAAAAAAGATAAAGAACGTTTTGAAAAGTTAAAACAAATAGGTTGTATTGCTTGTCAAAAAAAGGGAATTTTTAGTGAGCCTATTATTCATCACATAAGAAGATTTACAGGTATGGGATTAAGACCACCACATGATAAAACCATACCACTTTGTCCAGAGCATCACAACATGGGAAATGAATCAATACATTTAAACAAACCAAAATTTGAAGAACTGTTCGGTACAGAACTTCATTTATTAGACGAGGCTAACAAACAAATCAAAGAACTAGAAAAAGGAGATATATTTTATGGAGAAACAGATTAACAAGTTTCATGCGTTACAACTATTTACAGATACATTTACTGCTGAAACTGTTCATTTAACTAACAAAGCCGTAGGTATTTACATTAGGCTTTTAAGCTTTGCATGGACTAAAAATACAAAGCCGTTCACAACAGAATCTGCATACAGAATATGTCAATGTAGATCAAAAGATTGTGAAAATGAAGTTTATAAAGTTTTAGATGAATTTTTTAAACTAGAAAGTTTTATAGATAATGTTGAAAAATGGACTCATAAAAGGCTAGTCAAGGAGCACCAATATTTAAGTGAAAAGTATCAAAAAAGATCAGATGCTGGTAAAAAAGGTGCTGAAGTTAGACATTCTGCCAATGGCATAA